TTCTGGTTTCATATGTAAAGTTATGATTTGAATAGGATCATGATTTTGTGTTGAATAATCACATTTTGGACAATTAGTAATACTTAATATTTGAGAATATGTTGAATTTACCAAGTATGAATACTTTTTTTCAAAAAACTGTTTCCAATAATTTATACTATCGACAGCAATTTGATCTAAATTATTTTTGATTTCACCTTCAATAGTTAATTTTATCTTATATTCTAAGCATTTATGTAATAAATCAAATAATATAATAATAAATTCTCCTGCATCATTTTGGTCAAAACCGACAAATGTATATTCACTTTTAACTATTTTTTGTGCAAATGACCGATAAAAATCTATTGGATTTACACTTTTAGATTCAGATTCAGATTTAGCATTTAATAATTTATTTAATTTGAACCATTCTCTCATTAATTCAAAATCATTTCGATTTTCTGTTTTTATACAATTTTGTATAAAATCATCATTTTCTGTACTTAATATTCCTGTGTGAAAGATACACTGAATAATTGAATTCATATAACATGTATTTCCCAAATTAACTAATCCATAATTCATATTATTTAATAATAAATTTAAAGTTTTAAATACTTAAAAATATAATCTTTGTATAATTATAAAATGAGCACCTTAGATATGAGCGATGAAGCAGTTCCTGCGGAAGAAGTAGCAAGTACAAGTGAAACAGATGAACCTAATATTACAACTAATGTGGAAGATGTTTCAGATGAAGAATCGGTTGTATCATCTGATGAAGAAGTTGCTAAAGAACCAGCTGAAGAACCTGCTCCAGTAGAAGTAGCAGTAGCAGAACCTGCACAAGAAGAAGAATCGAAAGAGGTAGAATTAACACTAGAACCAGAAGAAGCAAGTGAAACAGTGGCAACTGAAACTAATGAAGTTGTAGAAGAAGTTAAATCATCTGATAATGATTTAGAAAATAGAGTCAAAGAATTAGAAGAAAGACTTAATCATTTGATTGAAATTTTAAAAACGAAAACATCCGGACGAGGTGAATACATATATAAATAATTTTATTTAAATTAATATTTTTTATTTGATACTTAATTAGAGTAAGCAAGACCACCCATACCAGACATAATTCTAAGGACATTATAGTTAACGGCGTAAATATTTCCACCAGTCATTGTTGGTGCAGCGCTGAATTTTAATTGAGCATTATCTATTCTAGAGAAGTTGCATGTTCCAGATGGTTGGTGTTCTTCCGGCTTGAGGGCAAATGAATATACCGCAATAGAATCAAGATGTTTGCCAACCGCTGCTGCGCCGATGTCTAATCCACCAGCACCTGTGTGATGTTGCCAGACTTGAACTCTTGTGAAATATTCGGTTCTTCTTTCAGCAAATCTGTCGTGCCCATTTAATACTAATTTAGTGTTTACTTGCCCTAATTTTGCTATAGTTGCGGATAAAGTTAACGGACCGGTCCAGATAAGTTCTTTTACTGGATGATTGAAATTAAGATCCTGAGAGGTGGTATTATCTGCTGCTTGATGCTGAACTTGTTCAATAAGATATTCGTGTGATACTTGAGCAAATCTACGTCTTTCATCTGTATCAAGGTATATATAGTCAACCCATAATGTAGAATCAAACGCCGTACCAGTGCCAGTTTCTGAAGAAAAAGTAAGAATAACCTTAACTTCATGGTATTGAAGGGCAATCAATGGAAGAGCAAGACCTGGATTTCTACAGAACCAAAATTGTAGTGGTACATGGCATTTGGAAACATCACTATCTGCAGTTATTGTCCCCCCCATCATAGCCATATTTTGAAATACTGTTCCACTCATGTCCTCAGCCAGCGTATCCCCGTCGACCTTTCCAGTCATACACGATGGATTCGGTTCGGTTAATTCAGCCCATACTTCCATCCAATGCCCATAATGTTTATCAATTAGCTGACCACCAATTTCAAGCTCTACACTAGTTATAGCCGCAGCTCCAAAGTTGGCGACGCAGGCTGCGCTTTCGCTCGAAAGGTCTAAATAACATCTATGAATTAAATCGCCATTGCGAGAGATAGTCGCCGTAACTCTATTACCTGCCGCAACAGTGCCATTCCATGTTTGTTGAATAGATTCCATAGAAAAGTTAGTGTGTCTCCTGTAGACAACTTTGAAGAAAGTGATTTGCGGGTTACCAGTAAGGTAGATATCTTGAGCGCCATAAGCTACGAGTTGCATTAATCCTCCTCCCATGTTTTATACTATAGCATAGATTTTATTTTTAGATAAATTAAACTAATTATTTTAAATAATTTATTTTAAGACTTATATTTTAAAAAAATATTTAAATTGATTACTTATTTATTTACTTAATTGGAGTAAGCAAGACCACCCATACCAGACATAATTCTAAGGACATTGTAGTTGACAGCGTAGATATTATCATCAGCAGCCAATGCCAAACCAGTTCTTAATTGAGCACTATCAATTCTAGAGAAATTGCAAGTTCCAGATGGTTGGTGTTCTTCGGGTTTGAGGGCAAAAGAGTATACATTAATTTTTTTAATCATTTGAGATGTAAAACAACCATGTGCACTAGCTTGACCTGATGTAACATCTGCTTGATTTAAGTGTTCATATTCAAATATAAAACAAAATTTACCAGTGACAGCATCAGTTGTTGGTTGAATTGTACAAAATAGTGTTCTTTCACTTGCAGTATAACATACATCAATTATATGGGATGTATCATCTTGAACATCATGAACAAATCCAGATCTAATAGCAGCATCAATTGCAACTTTAGCAGTAGCAGCATCAGTTCCGCCTGGTAAAGAAACCCCCATACCTGGATATGTAATTGCACCTAATGCAACAGCAGTTCCACCATCTAAAATTTCATCGGTTTGTTCAGCAACTAATTGAACACCATCACTCGCAGTACCAATTCTGTATCCAATATCACCAGAGGAAACCTCAACTACTTCTGTACATACAATCTTAACATGTGTTAGAATAGTTCCAGCAGGTTGAGTTACTTCAACTTCAACATCAGCAGCGGTTCCTGGTAATGTGGCATCTGCCGATCTTAATATTCTTTTTGAAGTATGCATTAGATGTTGTCCCGCTTCTGGTATATTTTGTCCAGGTATAGCAGTATGATAATCATATGGTTGTCTAAGTTGGAAATATTCTTCTACTTGAGCAGCAAAACGATCGTGTCCATTTAATACAATTTTTGCATTCGTATAAGTATTTACTCTATTTGAAGTCCAAATAATTTCTTTAACTGGATGATTAAAGTTTAATTTATTAGATGTAGATACAGAAGCACTTTGTTTTTGAATTTGTTCAATTAAATATTCGTGCGATACTTGGGCGAATCTGCGACGTTCATCAGTATCAAGATAAATATAATCAACCCATACTTGTGGGGAAACTGTTAAATCTGCAGCTGTATCAGACCATTTACATTTAAGTTTAACTTCATGATATTGTAAAGCAATAAGTGGTAAAGCTAAGCCTGGATTACGACAGAACCAAAAATTAAGAGGAACTTGACATATACCAACTGTTCCAGCAGGAAGAGAATCACATATCATTGCTTTAAAACCAACTTGTTTCGAAGCAGGTGTGGTTAATTCCCACCATATTTGATTCCATTCTTCATAATGGCGATCAATTAATTGACCACCAATTTCACATTCTACTTGTTGAACAAGTCCAGAACCTTGAGTAATTGTTGGATCTGTTGATGTTACATATACTTTGTATACTAAATCACCATTGCGAGAAATGGTAACAGTAGATGTTCCGGAAGCTTGAGGAGTGCCATTAATAGTTTGTTGGATAGTCTCCATAGAGAAGTTAGTGTGTCTGCGGTAGACAACCTTGAAAAAAGTAATTTGTGGGTTACCAGTAAGGTAGATATCTTGAGCGCCATAAGCTACGAGTTGCATTAATCCTCCTCCCATGTTTTATACTATAACATAGATTTTTTTTTAAGATAAATTAAACAAATATTTATCATTTTATTGTCCAAATAAATTATTAAATAATATTAC